TGACTACCTGACGACCCTAAAGCGGCAGATATGGTTATGTCTTCACAAGATACATTACCTTATGAAATATGGGATTTACGTTTAGGTCCCGTTATTTGGGAAAAATTCATGGATTCATATCCTGAAAAACTTTATAACGAAGATTTAAGAGAAATACAGAATTACCTATTCTCCAGTTTTTCCTCACTAACTACAGATGAATTTTTTGATGTTGCTAAAATGATTATGTCAGGTTCAGATGAAGGTAAAAAAGTTGTATCTAAAATGGTAGATGAGATTATAGAGGAATTAAAATCTCAAAATTATGAAGATGCTATATCACAGTATGACGATGACGATGATGACGATGACGATGGTTTAGCGGGTCTTTTAGACGGGTTGGGTATTTCTTTATCATAAAAAAAACTTATTATGTATAGATGGGACTATCAAGAGAGCAGGCTTTATTGGAATATGCAAAATGTGTAAAGGATACTCCTTACGCATTAAAAACTTATCTACAAACATATGACAATACACAATCACAATACGTACCTTTAGAATTATTTTCAGACCAAAAAACTCTGATTAACGATTATGATACATACGAAGAAAATATTGCCTTAAAATATAGACAGGCAGGTGTATCAACAGTTACCGCTGCTTGGGCATCTAAAAAAGTAGTTACGGCGTCTAAGAGAAAACCTGAAAAAGTACTAATCATCGCCAATAAATTAGATACTTCTCAAGAATTTGCCAATAAAGTTAGAAGTTTTATTGACCAATGGCCGACATGGTTTGGTATTACGTATTCTAATGAAAAAAATTCACAAAGACATTTTAAGTTATCAAACGGTTGTGAGGTAAAGGCAGTTGCAACTTCTAAAGATGCACTTCGTGGTTATACACCAACGATACTTATTTTTGATGAAGCGGCGTTTATTGATGCTGATGATGATTTTTGGTCTGCATGTATGGCATCACTATCCACAGGTGGTAAAGTTATTGTAATATCAACACCTAACGGATTCGACCCAATTTATTATACAATATATGACCAAGCCTTAAGAGGTATGAACGATTTTAAGATTACAGAAATGTATTGGTATCGTGACCCTCGTTATGCAAGAGACTTACAACTAATTAAATGTAAGGATATTATACACTATATGTTAAATCGTGAAGATTATGACGATAGTAAAATAATCATTAGATATGAAGACATTGACCCTCGTGAACGAGATTATGATGATATTAAATTAAAATTGGCAGACGGGTACAAAGTTTACTCTTCATGGTTTGAAGGTATGGCTAAAAAACTTAAATTTGATAGGAGAAAAATATCACAGGAATTAGAATGTAATTTCTTAGGTTCTGGAGATAATGTTATTCCAAGCAGTACTATTGATATTATGAAACAAAACTATATACAAGAACCAAAAAACAAATTTATAGGTGGTTCATTATGGCAATGGAAAGAGCCGGTATCAGGTCATAAATATATTATGGGTATTGATGTTTCTCGTGGTGATAGTGAGGATTACACTACGTTTACTATAATTGATTTTGATACCAGAGAACAAGTTTTAGAATATTTGGGTAAAGTACCACCTGATGTTGTTGCAGAGATAGCATTTAAATGGGCTACAATGTATTCGGCGTTTATAGTAATTGATATTACAGGAGGTATGGGAGTATCCACATCAAGAAAACTGCAAGAATTAGGTTATAAAAATTTATATGTGGAAGGAGTTAATGCTGCGGACAAATGGAAATACAATCCTAAAACTTTAGATAAAATTCCAGGTTTAAATTTTAATAATAAAAGAGTACAAATTGTCGCTTCATTTGAAGAGGCGTTAAGACATAATTTTGAAATAAGGTCAACAAGGTTATTAAATGAATTAAATACTTTTGTTTATATAAATGGTAGACCTGACCACCAAAAAGGACAACATGATGATTTAATTATGGCTATAGCTATGGCCATTTACGTAGGTGAAAACTCATTTACACAATTAGAAAAAGTTACAGAACAAACTAAGGCAATGATGGAGAGTTGGTTAGTCAATGAAACTCCTGTAAAGAATACTTCAGGTGATTTCAACCCTAGTTTACCCGCAATGCCTGGAGGAATAAACCACAATAGAAATAGAGGTCAAGCGACCAAACAGGACTATCAAGATAATTCTTGGTTATTTGGAAAATATTAAATGTTTAGTTTAATTCAAATAATGTTACTATTTATGTAAAAAGAAGTAATGGCAGACAATTATACTATATGGCAAAGACTTACTAAGGTGTTTGGTCCTGACTCAACGTTAGACCAACAAGCACCTACATTTCAATTTGATAAAAAAGAACTTTTAAAGACTCCCGATAAAAAAGAGTATGAAAGAGAAAAACTTCAAGCCCAACAAACACAATATCTTGGTCAACAGTGGCAAAAGATAGAAAATAACTTATATACTCAAGCGGTTTATTATGAACCAACAAGATTGGCTTCATTTTACGACTATGAAAGTATGGAGTATACTCCTGAAATTTCAGCGGCATTAGACATTTATGGTGAAGAGTCCACAACCGCAAATGAAGATGGACATATATTACAAATTTATTCTGAAAGTAAAAGAATTAAATCGGTTCTTGGTGATTTATTTAATAACAGACTGGACATTAGTACTAACTTACCTATGTGGACAAGAAATACTTGTAAATTCGGTGATAATTTTGTTTATTTAAAATTAGACCCTGAAAAGGGAGTTATGGGTTGTCAACAACTACCAAATATTGAGATTACTAGACAAGAAAGGGGAATGAAAATTAAACCTGAAAGAAATAGTACAGATACGGAAAACGACGCACTTAAATTTTTATGGCAAAATAAGGACATGGTTCTTAATACATGGGAAATGGCTCACTTTAGATTATTAGGTGATGACCGTAAGTTACCTTATGGTACCTCTATGTTAGAAAAGGCTAGAAGAATATGGAAGCAATTAATTTTGTCGGAAGACGCGATGTTAGTATATAGAACTTCAAGGGCTCCTGAAAGAAGAGTTTTTAAGGTATTTGTTGGTAATATGGATGACAAAGATGTGGAACCGTATGTACAGAGAGTAGCCAATAAATTTAAAAGAGACCAAGTAGTTGATTCTCAAAACGGTAATGTTGATTTACGAATGAATCAAATGGCAGTAGACCAAGATTATTTTATACCTGTACGAGATGCTAACGCACCTAACCCAATAGATACTCTACCAGGAGCTCAAAATTTATCTGAAATTGCAGATATTGAGTATATACAGAAAAAATTACTAACCGCTCTTAGAGTACCAAAAGCGTTTTTAGGTTTTGAAGAAGTTGTAGGAGATGGTAAAAATTTAGCTTTACAGGATATTAGATTTGCTAGAACAATTAATAGAATTCAAAAATCTATGATTCAAGAATTAAATAAAATTGCAATTATTCACTTATATCTTTTAGGTTTTGAAGATGAATTAAATAATTTTACTTTAGGACTAACTAATCCGTCAACACAGGCAGACTTACTTAAAGTTGAACAATGGCAACAAAAGGTATCTCTTTATAGGGACGCAGTTTCAGACCCTGGAAATGGTATACAACCTGTTTCTTCTTCTTGGGCTAAAAAACATATTCTTGGGTTTTCAGATGAAGAAATTAAATTAGATTTACAACAACAACGAATTGAAAAAGCGGTTGGTGCTGAACTTGAAAAAACTTCTGAAACAATAAGTAAGACAGGTATATTTGCAAATATTGATAAACTTTATGGTGACAAACCTGGAGAAGGTGGAGCACCTGCAGGAGAAGTTACTGAACCCTCAGACACTGGATTTGGTGGAGGAGGAAGTGATTTTGGAGGTGACTTAGGAGGGGACTTAGGTAGTGATTTAGGTAGTGATTTAGGTAGTGATTTAGGTGATAGCGGTGGTGATACCGGTGGAGACATAACTCCTGAGAGTATAAGTGAAAAAGACTTAAATATGATATTAGAAAATGATATGGTAAGAGGTATTTCAGAAATAGACTTATCAAAAGGTAGAATATCATTAGGGGAAATAGAAGATAAATTGAAAACATTACTAGATGAGTAATATTTATAATAAAAAAGATTATGAATAAATTTGGACAAATAAAATCAAATATAGAATCTTTATTGATTGAATCATATGGAAAAGTTTCATTTAAAAACCATATGAAATCATTTAAAAAGAATATTATAGAGAATGAAAAACTTGCCGAGGCATACTTTTTATATGATGAACTTACAACAAAGAAAGGTCTTTCAGTAGATATTGTTGAAGATTATGTTAATGAGAGTATTGAGGTTATTAAAAAAATAATTAATACTGAAAAAGAAACTTTAAAAGAATTAAACATGTGGATTTCTGAAAATAAATCCAAAAATGTAATAAATAATTACAGTAATATTGATACCGTTGTTTACAATACATCTGTAAAAAATTTAGAAAAAGTTTTAGAGTGTAAAAATAATATTAAAAGTTTAATCGGAGAAGATTCAAAAATAACTACAGTTTCCGAATCACTTAATATACCTTTAAGTTCTATGTTAAAAATTGCTACAAACACATTTAATAAAGAATATGGTAATATCAGTGAGGAAGAAAAAAAAGAATTAAAAAATCTTTTTTCTTTAGATAAGAACCAAATATCTGAGGAAATTAACAAATCTAAAAATGTTGTTTTAGAAAAATTATCAGAAAAAATAAATAATTCTCAAGACAAAGAGTTAAATGAAATGGTTAATCAAACTATTAGTAGAATTAACGAATCAGAAAAGTCTTTAGTTTCATTATATAAATTAAGACAGTTAGAACAAGGGTTATAATTAAAAAAGGATTCAATCTTCTGAATCCTTTATTTTTTGTATATAAATTGCTTTTTGTTTTTGCTTTCGTTTCTTACAAGATTTTTTGGTAAACTCTTTTTCATTTCTAAGCCTATCCATTTGCTTAGTTTTATAAACTTTGTTTTTGTATCTTTTAAGTACTCTATCTATACTTTCTTTTTTCCCTACTTTTATTATTAACATATATTATCTATTATAAATAAATATACGTCTATAGTCAATATTTTGACAATTGACTATTTTATAGTTATATTTTGAATGTAAATAAACATTAGAATTATGAAATTATATGAAAAAAGGAAAAACTGCCCAATTACAAGGGTACGAACACGCAAAATGTAGTTATGGAACAGTAGACGCAAAAAAATTAAAATCAGTATACATCTTAATACAAAGTTGGGTTGAACCAACAGTGACAATGGTTAATTGGTCAAGAACAACGGGTATGTTAGAAAGAAACATAAAACATCATTTATTAGATGTTGTCGACCCACTTATATTTGAAAAACATAATATTGTCGACTTAGACTTAAGAAGTAGCGGTATTCAATTAGGTAAGAGAAGTTTTATGAATTTAGAGATGACTTTATTTGTCAAAGAACATCTAGACTTTAAATCGATTATCCTAAGAGACAGAATTAAACAAATAGTTAATAGTATATATGGTTACCCATTAATGAAATCAAAACATTTTATATTACACAAAACTAAAAAACAGTCGGTTTAATCTATTTATAGTTAAAACAATTAAATGAAAGTCATTCTTAAAGAAAGTCAATTATTAAGATTATTTGAAGTTAATACAGTTGTTGACAATCTTAATAATATGATTAACCCTAAAAAATTTATATATGAGTTTGGGTTTAAGGATTCTTTTATTGAGCCGGAAAGTGTTATGATTGAAGGAAGTATTGAAGATGAGGATATAGGTGTTAAGGTCAATATTGGTAAAGTAATATATAACGGACAAGACGTTACTGAGTTTGCCAATAATTATGTTTTTTGGTCTGGAGAAGGTGATGATAGTGAGTTAGCTATGAAATATAAGATGTTTATAAGCGACGAAATAAATAAAATATTAAGATTAACACCTATTAAAACAAGTGAATGGGACGTTTATCTAATGACATAATGATAAACGTAGCATATTTATAAAATAAAAGATATGAAAATATTAGGACCAAATGATACGGGTAAAGGAATTTTAATCGAGTGGGACGCTGGATTTATTAACCCAAACGATAAACGTAACGCCGATATTATAAAAGAATCTTATGGTCAGTTAGACCATTCAAAACCTTTTGAGTTTTACGCAGTATTACAAAAATACGACACACCAAATAGAAACGGTAGAATATACCCTGAACCAATATTAAGAAGAGAAGCTAAAAAATATGAGGAGGCAATAAAGAAAGGGTTATCTATATCTGAACTTAACCATCCTGAATCTTCATTGATTGATTTAGACCGAGTATCACATTTAATAACTGATATGTGGTGGGAAGGTAATGTTTTGATGGGTAAAATAAAATTATTAACATCTCCAGGTTTTCATAAAACAGGAGTAGTATCATGTCCCGGCGACCAAGCAGCTAATCTTATGAGACAAGGAGTGACTATGGGAGTATCATCTCGTGGCGTAGGTTCTTTAGTTAAAAAAGGTGAAAAAAATGAAGTACAAGAAGATTTCGAATTAATTTGTTTTGATTTAGTATCCTCACCATCAACACCAGGAGCTTACTTATTCCTTAATCAAGACGATAGAATGAAGTATGACGAAAATATTGAAGAAGAAACAAAACAAAGAAGTTCAAGTAGTGAATCTGGAAAAGGATTGGAAAAATCACTTGACTTAATGAAAAAATTAACCGATTATTTAGGATATTAATTAAAACTAAGAAAAAAAAATAAAATGGAAGAAAAGTATTTTGTAGCAAAAATTCAGTATGATATGCCAGATGAGCATTCAGGTAAAGTTAAAAAAATCAGAGAAGAAAAATTAGTTAAAGGTATTAATGTAACAGATGTTGAGGCTAAAGTAACTAAAGTATTTGAAGGATTTACATATGATTGGAGAATATCTGCTTGTGTTGAAAGTAAAATTGATGAAGTAATCGAATAAGATTAACTTAACATATTGAAAATTAAAATCGGGTAATCCCCGATTTTTTTTTGCCTATTGTTTTATAAAACGATTTTTTTTTAATTCCTACATATTTATAATAAAAGTTATAAATAAACATTTTGCAAAAAAAAAACTAAAATGGCAGACAAAAAACAAAACTTAGTTGAAGAAGCGCTACTACAAATGAAAAATTTGGAGCAAGCCGTTACGGAGAATGCAAAAGGAATACTTGCTTCTACTATGAAGGAAGAAATCAGTGAATTAGTAAAAGAATCTCTATCTGAAGAAGAGGTTGAAAACGAAGTGTCAGTCGAAGCAATGGAAAGTGAAGAACAAAAAGAAGGTGAAAAAATGGAGAAATCTGTTAAACACGAAACAAAGGAACAAGACGAACTTGACATCGAAGACGACATGGAGATAGAAGATGAAGATGATATGGAAGACGAATCCGAAGAGGATGAAGACGAAATTGAAATCGATTCTGATGAAATGCTTATGATGGATTTACCAGGTGATGATTTAGAAGCGGATGATGAAGAAGAAATTCTTTTACCACTCGACTTAACAGGTGCATCTGACGAAGAAATCCTTAAGGTCTTTAAAGCTATGGGTGAAGAAGACGGA